GTGGTGTACAGATCTCAAACGAACGTATGGGTTCTGTACAGAGGCAGTGCCTACCTATATAGGAATGTGGCCAGGGGATGCTCGAATGCTTGCAAATGCCATATGAGTACGAAAGCACTACACCCCCCCCACCCCACCACCTGTGCGAGAGGGTACTTAAATGAATTTTTCCCCAATTCCCATGTGAATACCTTTCACTACATTTGTTTTTTCTCTATTTTTTCAACCAAAGGACTAAGTTAATGACTACTAACTACGATAAACCATATGAGTTAAAGCCAGGTCAAGGCTCTGCTTTTAAGAACAAGGACAAGACTGAGGAGTGGCACGCTGACTACAAGGGTGAGTTGTTGCTGCCTGATGGCACATTGCACTGGATTGATATTCAGCCTGGTAAGACCCGTGCTGGTGAGTGGTGGTTCAAGATTAAGTTGGGTAAGCCAAAGCAACCTAAACAGACTGGCCAGGCACAAGGCATGGTCTTAGACTCTGCTAAACCGTTTGCTGCGCCAGCTGCGCCAGCTGCTAAACCTACTCCAGCTGCCAATGCTGTGGCAGATATGGACTCGGACATCCCTTTTTAGGAATGATGTGCTATTATGTCTAAATGGATATAGACATTGAAATATGGAAACCAGTTCCAAGTAAACCTGGAATTATGGCCAGCAGTTGGGGGCGCATTGTATTACCAGGTCGAGAGTATGCAATGCCAAATGGTGGAGTTTGTAAAACAAAACCACTCCCAACTTATGGCTATAAAACAAAATCAAGTAAAACTGCAAGGCATTTTTATATGGGTTTTAACAATAGGCATTATGGAAACATAAAAATTCATAGGCTTGTTTGTGAGGCGTTCCATGGAGAAAAACCTTTTGCCAAAGCAGTTGTAATTCATTTAGATGAAGATGCAACAAACAACCGAGCAGAAAACCTAATTTGGGGAACTCAAAAAGAAAATTTAAATATGCCAGGATTTATTGCTTACTGCAAAAGTAGGACTGGTGAAAACAGTCCAATTATTAAATCTAGAAAATTGAAAGCTCGCAATGGCCAGGACTAAATACCCGACTCAGATCCCACCAGTTGCTGGCTGGGGTGGCACTCGCTCCATTGTCAGGCGCTTGGAGCGATCTACTACGCTGGTCAAGAACAAGGAGGCCACTGCGTATGCTTTGCTGGCCATGGCTAATACCAAGATTACAGACATCATGTCTTGGGATGAGAATGGCCATGTGAAGGTCAAGCCTAGCCACTTGATCCCAGAGACTGCTTTGATGGCGATTAAGAACATCAAAGTGCGTGTGGACAAGGATGGTGCGTCTACGCTGGAGATTGATCTCTATGACAAGGTGGCTGTGCTGCGGATCCTAGCTAAAGCTAGTGGTTTGCTGGACAACCCAGACAATGAGGACAAGCCTAGCGTGATCGGTATCAATGTACGTGCGCCAGATGTTGTGGATGTGGAAGACAAACCAAGGGGTGAGGAACATGAAAACTAAAGAGCATTCGCCACGTGAACTGCCAATGGCTGGCCTTAATCTGGACTTCAGCAAGTCACCAATCGTCTATGACATGATCCAGTCTAATGCGTTTGTGCAAGGTTTAATGGGGCCTGTTGGCTCTGGTAAGTCTTACGCCTGTGCAGCCAAGATAATGATCAAAGCTGTCCAGCAAAAGCCATCCCCTGTGGACGGTATCAAGTACAGCCGTTGGGCGGTGGTGCGTAACAGCTACCCTATGCTCAAGACCACCACCATTAAGACATGGCTAGATCTCTTTCCAGAGGCTACCTTTGGCAATCTGCTGTGGACGCCACCGATTACCCACCATATCCGCTTGCCTGCCCGCGGGGACGCTGCTGGCATTGACTGCGAGGTGATCTTCTTAGCCCTTGATCAACCAAAAGACGTACGTAAGTTGCTATCGCTTGAGTTGACTGGTGCGTGGGTGAATGAGGCACGTGAGTTGCCCAAGGCCGTGATTGATGGCCTTACCCACCGTGTTGGCCGATACCCTACCAAGCGTGATGGCGGTGCTACCTGGCACGGCATCATCATGGATACCAACCCCATGGACGATGACCACTGGTGGCATCGAGTCGCTGAGAAGGAGCCTATTACTGGCAAGTACGCATGGAAGTTCTTTAAGCAGCCTGGTGGCGTGATTGATGTTGCCAAAGATGATCTGCCAGAAAACCCAGAGGCCAATGACCATATCTTTGCAGCTGGTAAGTGGTGGCGCATCAACCCAAAAGCCGAGAACATCAACAACCTACCAGCTGGCTACTATATGCAGCAGCTGGCTGGCAAGAATCTAGACTGGATTCGCTGCTATGCCCAGGGTGTTTATACGTTTGTCAAGGACGGTCAAAGCGTTTGGCCTGAGTACGATGACAACATAATGAGCGCTGACCTGGAGCCAGACCCTAATCTGCCTATCCAGGTGGGTCTAGACTTTGGTTTGACTCCTGCAGCCGTGTTTGGCCAGCGACATCCAAGTGGTCAGTGGCGTGTTTTGCATGAGATCGTCACCTTTGACATGGGTTTGGAGCGCTTTGGCCAGCAATTGATGACAGAACTACAGACTCGGTTCCCAAAATATGAGGTACGCATATGGGGTGACCCCGCGGGTATGCAGCGTGACGCCATTTATGAGACTACTGCGTTTGAATATCTGCGCTCGCTGGGGCTAAAAGCAGAGCCAACAGCGACAAACGACTTCAAAGCCAGGCGTGAGGCTGCAGCTGCACCCATGAACCGCATGGTTATGGGTAAACCTGGTCTGCTTATCCACAAGCAGTGCAAGTTATTGCGGAAATCCTTGAGCGGTGGCTACCACTTCAAGCGTATTGCGGTGGGTGCTGGCCACGAAAGGTTCAAAGATACGCCAAATAAGAACGAACACTCGCACGTGGGTGACGCATTTGGGTACTTACTCACTGGCGGTGGTGAATATCGTCAGTTGACCAGGGGAACTAACCGCAGTACAGGCAAAGTCTTCATTGCCCAAACCATAGCATCGGACGATTTTGATGTATTTGCCTGATCTGCCCACCATGCCAGGCCTGACCTGGGTCCCATTCCAGGCTGGCCATGTGGCTGTGATGAATGTCAATGCTCAAAACTTCCAAACCATCAGCAGAGCCATCGATGTGATGACTATGCTAGAACACCAGGCTAGAAGTGGCCACGCTATCACTGCGATATTGCATGGCAAGCCAGTTGCCTGCTTTGGCGCTGTGCATATCTGGAAAGGTGTGGAAGAGATGTGGTGCTTTATTGAGGAGCGTGGGCGCAAATACCCAAAGACTCTGACAAGAGCAGCCATTGCTTACCGTGATTTCAGAGTGCTATCACAAAATTTACATAGGTTACAAATAATCGTAAGATGTCAAGACTTACGAGCTGTTCGTTGGGGTAATACGATTGGATTCGAGATAGAAGGCTTGATGAAAAAGTACGGACCAGACGAGGCAGATTTTTTTATGATGTCAAGGAGTTGATATATGGGTGGACTATTTGGTGGTGGTGGCGGTGGATCTACTGCAGCAGCAGAAGAGCAGATCCGAGTACAGAAAGAACAGATTGCAAAGCAAGACCAACAGCTTGCTACCCAGGAAACTAACCTGGCCAAAAAGACCCAAGCTGGTATGGCTGCAAGACGTGGCGGTGGCTTACGTGCTTTGCTGTCTTCTGAGCGTACAGACAGCGAGTTGGGTGTTCAATCCAAACTTGGTGGAGGAATGTAACCATGGCTACAGACATGAAAATGAAGATGCAGGAAAAAGTGCATAAGGTCATGAAAGAGTACGCCAGTGGCAAGCTCAAATCTTCTAGCGGTCAAAAGGTCAAGTCACGCCAGCAAGCAATTGCTATTGGCATGAGCGAGGCGCAGGCTCTCAAGAAGAAAAAGTAAATGGCAGTTATTTACGTCACCAGAGAATCTGAGAATCAAAAAGCGCAATTCGTTGCGCTTACTCAGAAAAATAAAGATGGATTACAAGTCATCTCTGGCAGTGACTACCCAGTAATTACTGTAGACGTAAATCATGTGAGGATGCATGAAGGCCGTGCATTTTTTGCATGGGCTATGAATCCATCGGCTACACCACTTGCAGCTGGCGCCAGCATAGATATTGTGATGGCATCCAATGCTGGAATTACTCCACATATCACTGCTGGCTATGCGTGTGGCGGTGATTGTGAGTTCTACGTATATCAAGGTACAGCAACAACTGGTGGTACAGCATTCACCCCAGTTAATCGAAACAGGACAAGTGCAACAGCAAGTGAAGTTGCGATGGTGATAAATCCAACAATATCATCACTTGGCACATTGATTGATGCCCAGGTTGGTCCTGGTGGCAGCGGTCCTAAGTCTGGTGGCGGTACTGGTGCTGGCCTGGAATATGTATTCAGCCCATTGACTAACTTTCACTTTAGGTTGACCAACGTGTCTACCAAAGCAGAGATAGCAGTTTTAACTTTAGAGTGGTACGAATAATGGCAACAAACATGATTGCAGAGGCTGAGAAAGAAAGCCAAGGCCAGGGCGAGTATCAGTGTCCACTGGCCACACGTGATATCAAGACCAATCTGAAAAACAGAAACTGGGCGTTTGCAAATGTCGGCTATGGACCAGCTAACCCAGATGATGACAAAAACAATGAGGCATTCTGGATCAGAAAGACTGTGATCTGGGCAACCAATTTAGATGAGGCTAAAGGGATGCGCTGCGGTAACTGCGCTGCATTTATTCAGACTTCATTCATGCTCGACTGCATCAAGAAAGGCATTGAGGCTAAGAATCCAGAAGAGGAATCTGGCTATGACGAGGACGTCATTGAGACTGCACAGCTTGGATTTTGCGAATTGTTCCACTTCAAATGCGCTGGTACTCGCACGTGTGATGCCTGGTTAGTCGGTGGTCCAATCACGGATGAAGATGAGTAAATATAAAGATCCTAAAGGCGGGTTGACCGAGGCTGGTAGGCGCAAGTTCGAGCGCTCTGGCGAGAGTAAGAACCTACAGCCAGGCGTCAAAGCATCTAACCCAACAGGGCAAGACGCTAGGCGCAAGGGATCTTTTTTGACTCGATTCTTTACCAATCCAAGCGGTCCACTTGTTGACAAGAATGGTGAGCCAACCAGGCTGGCGCTCTCAGCACACGCATGGGGTGAGCCAGTACCACGCACTGCTGATGCAGCTGCTCGATTGGCTGCCAAGGGTAGAGCAATTCTGAAGAGATACCAAGCAAATAAGAAGGACTGATATGGCAAAAATGAGCGTAGAGCAGATTCTGCAAAGACACAAACTAGCGCAAAACAAAAAGGATGACTTTCGTAGCCTCTATGAAGATGCTATGGAGTTTGCCCTTCCCCAGCGTAATCTCTACGGTGGCGAGTACGAGGGAAAGGTAGGCGGTAAACGCAAGATGACTAGGGTGTTTGATTCCACGGCTATCAACTCTACCCAGCGCTTTGCTAACCGCCTGCAATCTGGCATCTTCCCACCACAGCGCAAGTGGTGCAGGCTTGAGCCTGGTACTGATATACCAATGGATCGCAAGATGCAGGCGCAATATGCGCTCGATATGTACGCAGACAAGATGTTTGCGCTGCTCAAGCAATCCAATTTTGATATTGCTATGGGTGAGTTCTTGCTCGATCTATCAGTTGGCACAGCTGTCATGCTGATCCAGCGTGGTGACTCGGTAAACCCCATTAACTTTATCCCTGTCCCACAATACCTGGTTAGCTTTGAAGAAGGCGCCAATGGCCAGGTGGACAATGTGTATCGCAAGATGCGGATCAAGGGCGAGTCTATCCAGATGCAATGGAAAGATGCCAACATTCCACCCGATCTGCAGCGCTTAATTGCTGACAAACCAACAGAAGAGATAGATCTGGTTGAGGCAACCGTGCTAAATCTTGATCGTGGTGACTACAGCTACTACGTGATCCATGAAAAGTCTAAGTCTGAGCTGGTATATCGCAAACTCAAATCTAGCCCATGGGTTGTCTCACGCTACATGAAGGTGGCTGGCGAGATCTATGGCCGTGGTCCAGTGCTGACTGCGCTGCCAGACATCAAGACGCTCAACAAGGTCAAAGAGTTGCTGCTGAAAAACGCATCTCTGGCCATCACTGGTGTCTACACTGCAGCCGATGACGGTGTGCTAAACCCAGCCAACGTGAAGATCACGCCTGGGGCGATCATTCCAGTGGCCAGGAACGGTGGACCACAAGGCGAGGCGCTTAAACCGCTGCCACGTGCTGGTGATTTCAACGTGTCGCAGCTGGTGATCAATGACCTGGTGCAGTCTATTAAGCGCACTTTGCTCGATGAGAGCCTGCCACCTGACAACATGAGCGCTAGATCGGCCACTGAGGTGGTTGAGCGCATGAAAGAGCTGGCTCAAAACCTTGGCTCTGCCTTTGGCCGTTTGATCAAT